CTCACGTCGACACTCGCATTTCTGTTCGGAATCAGGGCGTTGAGGCTGATTATGGCCCCGCGCTCATCTACGGCGTCCCCGGTGCTGCTGGATTCTGTGGCAAGCCTGGATACGTCGCCACCCGCCGCTGCACTCGCAAGGTCATCACTGTCCACATGGGCGGCGACCGAAGCACTCGCTCTGTTGCTCTCCTCGACGGCGACCTTATCCGGGCCATCATCAAGCCGAAAATGCCCGCCGCTGTCATGTTGCCCCTTGCCCACCCGGCCCAAAATCTGTCTGTTCACGGCACCCGCGTTGTCCATGACGCGCAGGTCTTTTCGTTCCCGCCGCACGTTCGCATCAATGGAATCTTGCCGCAAGACCACTGGGGCTCTGTTCGTGGCAATACCAAGCTCATGCGCACTGAGTTTTGTCCACCTCGCTGCCCAGAACACTCCTCCCCGCACATTTGCGCAGCTTCAGATTGCAAGTCCGATGTCCCTCTCGTGGCTCCGTCCCTCAAACGACCTTTCACTCTCAAGGGCGTACTCCAGGATCCACTGCTCAACTTGCTCAACCGTGATCCTCCCCCTTCCCCAACTGTCTTTGAACTTGCTGGTCTCCCGATTCTCCAGTTCATCCGCACTCACGTCTTGACGCCCGCCTTCCTTGATTGGTACTTCAAGCCCCCCACCTCTGTCGAGTCTACCATCGATGTGCTTGGCGTGATCAACGGGTCGAAACTCCACCCCGACGTCTCCCCTTTGGAGAAGGACACTTCCCTTGGCACCTTCTGGAAGAACTATTCTCACCCTGATGCTTGTGGCACGCGCAAGAAGTGGCGTGTGCTCACCTGCCTCTTCCACGGCGCTGAGTGCCCTCGCGATGACCTTTGTCGCTACACTCTCATCCCTCCTGCTATGGACGCCGTTCGCACGATGCTCATTGAGTCCGAGACCTCTATCCCACGCACTATTTACAACTTCTTCCCAAAGGATGAGCCCCTCGTCTGTCCCAAACTTCGCCCACGACCTATCTTTGGTTCGCAGCTCCCGTACCAAATGGCAGTTAAGATGACCACTGGCCCCCTCTTTTCTGGAATTCATCGCCAAGCCACAACTGGCCCTTCAATTGTTGGTCTCAATTGCCTCAGCACCGATGCCGACGTTGTTATGCGTCGTGCTCGTGTTGCTGGCAAGTCCGCTGTTGGCGATCATGTTGGTTGGGACTGGAGTGTTTTCCAGCTCCTCCACCGCTCTGCGACCACAGCGTGCAGCCGTCGCGCCAAACAGCTCTATCGCGACCGCCTCCTTGCCCGAATGATTCGCAACCTCCTTCGCGCGAGCTCTGACCCTGAGCTCGCGTGGGAGCAGGTCTCCATCCTCCTTGCCCGTATTCTTGCGAGTGGCAACCCTGTTTGCACTGACTACAACACCCTCGCTCACACCATCAAGATCGTCACTTCCTGGATGGCCGACCGCATTTCCTCCGGCCGTTCTTTCTCGGTTGAGGAGTTCATTGAAGAACTTGACGTGCTCCTTTACGGCGACGATTTCAATTACTGGCCCACTCCTGACCATGACACCACGTTCTCTTGTGATGTCTATGCCTACTGGTCTGAGGCTATCTTCGGCATGCGCATCTCTGCCGCGGATAAGAAGGGCCCCCCTCCCCCTTGGACTCCCTTTGCCAGCCTTGAGTTACTCAAGCGCCACCCTGTCGATTCTCCTATTGGAATTCGTCTCGCCCTCGATGAAGTTTCCATCGCACGACCGCTCCTTTGGACGCGCGACAATTCACCCCTTGGCATGTGCTCCGTGTTCAATACCACCCTCATTGAGATCTCTCAGTTCCATGACCAACCACGCTATGACCTTTTGCGCGACTTCTTCACTGAGTGGTGCCTCGAGCGCAATGTTCATATTTGCTTCCCGACGTTCCAGGAACAATGTGAGCGCTGGAAGAAGCGCCTTCCGATTCTTTACTTCTCCCACGTCCATGAGTTCCAAGCCTCTACTGACCTTCCAACCTCTGCTCCTGCTCCTCAGATCGACGGCGCTCCCATGCAGACAATTGCTTTGGCCGCGGAAAGTGCCACAGCTGCTCCCCCTGGCGGCACTCCTGGTGCTGGCACATGGTGGGACCTTGTTCAAGATAAGTTCTCCCCGCATATTTTCCGCCTTCCTCCTGACATTGCCAAGCGCTGGAACCGAATTCAGAACATTTCGTGGTCCACCGGCTCTGCTGCAAATGCCGACCTTTTCACTGTCCTTGAGCCCTATGATTCTCTAAACCAGCCCATTCTTGTCAACCACATTGAGAATTTCCGTTACGTCCATTGTGAGGCTATTGAGTACCAAGTTCGCGCCACGAACACCGCATTTCATGCTGGTGGCGCTTTCTTTTGGTCGCAACCCAACTTCGATGGCGATGCGCGTTTCACTGCGCTCTCCGCTAAGCTCCACATGTGCGTCGCCCGCCTTAAGGCGTCGCAGTCCATGAATGTGGAGTTCACCATCAAAGTCATTTTCCCTCACCCCTGGCTTGAGGTTGGCTTGCTCAACACTTACCATGGTGCCTTCCATCGCCTGGTCCTCACTGTCCTCAATGCTCTCATTGTCACGAGCGCCAATGGATCCACTGCCCTTCCCCTCTCGCTCTATTCCCGCTTCGTTAACCTTGAGTTGCATGGGCCTGACGCTGCGTCCTCTCTGCCTATGAGCATTCGCTCTAAGTTCTTCCTTCAACGTGCGCGCCTCACTGACCCCTCTGTGCGAAAGGAGGATAAGACCCCCGAGCGTAAGGATCGTCCTGTTCACTCGTTCCAAGCCGCCGTCGCGAAGGAGAAGAAGGCCAAGGGCCCCCCACACTCCGCCAACCCGACTGCTGAGGCCATTCTTGCCTCTACAACCCCGCCCACGCCCAATCCTCGCCTCACTGATCAGATCCCAGTCGTTGGCACGGTTGCTGACTTTGCTCTCGACGCCACTTCTGGCGTTGCCAACATTGCCTCCGGCCTCATCACGCGCATCATGCCTGGTATCGCACCAATCGCTGGCGTTGCTGGCACAGTTGCTACCAAGTTCCTTGACAAGCCAGCGCACGTTGCACCTCCCGTTGTCACTCAGCGTGCCGACACCCGAGACCTCACTCACGCCGAGGGCACTCTTGTTGCGACTCCCATTAGCCTTGCTCAGACTCCCCTTACTGCTATGAAACTTGGCTACCACCCACATGTCTACGCCATTGTCCAGCGACCCAATTTCCTTGCCACTGTCACGTTCAACGCCTCCACCGCTGCTGACACTCTTGTTCTTGCGTTCAACGGCGACCCCCTTGGAATGGCTAACATGGCCCGCTCTGGCGTTGGTCCCTATACCTACACTTCCAATGCCAATTGGCTCTACTACTATGGCCGTATGTGTGCCTTGTGGGACCTTCAGTTCTTGAAGACCATGCTTGACATTGAGTGCACCTCGCTCACGAGTGGTGCACTAGTGGTCATTGCCCTCCCTCCGGAAGCCGTCAACCCAACCTCGCCTGGCGCTCAGGCCAGCGAGTTGTTCTCCTACGTCTGTGAATTTTCTGGCTCTCGCGAGGAGTATATTAAGGTTCCGAAGCTCAACTCCCTCGCACGCATGCCTTTCCCTGCCATCAACACCAGCAGCCAGGTCGCCTCCTCTCAAATGTGTTCCGTCCTCATTTACCTCATTCGTGCGGTTACCGTCCCTGACACTACGACCACGTCCACGGTCTACCTCAATGTCTTCACCGCCCCTGATGAGAGCATTCGCCTTTGGCACTACTTTGGCCAGGGCGGTCAAGCTGATGGTGCTGTCCCTTTTGGCCTCAAGGAGTCCCAGTCCAAGCCCCCCCCCTCTTTGCAAGAGCTTATGGAGCGTAGTCCTGTCCTTAAGGCTCAAGTCGAGGAGGTGCGCTCCCGTCCCGTCCACACTTTCCAAGCTTCCTTCAACGAGCTCTTCCAGACTAAGGAGTTCAAGCCCATTGGTGATTGTGTTCGTGGCACTCTCTGTGAGGATGTGGGTGCTGTCGTTGAGCCTATGTTCCTCACTGCTTGGCTCCGTCGTCCCGTCCTCTTCAGCGCGAATCCTGTTGCCGCTGTCTCCTGTGACGTGCAATCCGCCACCAACTTCAACCGGTTCATTAATCCCTTCCTCGGTTGGTCCGGCTCGCTCATTTGGACTGTCGACACCACCGATGTGTACACTATGGCCCCCACCCAGGCGGCGTCGAACACTGACGCCTTCTGGAGTTCTGGTGGTCAGGTCATTCGTGGCTCGCTACAACCCATCACCAGCTTCCAAGTTGCATTCAATCGCCGTTGGTTTTACGACGCTGTCGACGGCGCGAACAACATTTGGAAGTACCCCACTCCCCTCACCACGCCATTCATGTACTATGGCAGTGCGTCGTACAGCACGAACTCTTTCATTCGCCTTTCAGTTGGCGAGGACTTCGCGCTTATTCACCCTCTCTCTACTGACGTCCTCACCCAGACTTCAAACAATTCCTAGTTTCACTGGGTTCATATTTTCCATTTTGATATGCATCCATCCCCTAAAGAAACAAATATACCATAAACATTTAAGGAATAGTAAGACACTTCTCACCCTATCTTTCCAGGATTTTGTGACACCGCTATTTCCTAGGGGAATTTAATTC